TTTGGAATGTCCTAGATATTCTTGATGACATAGATCGTGACATGGCCAGATTATCCAACTGTCGTGAGGATGATCCTGTATTAATGTCCTTTCAACAGAATCCTAAGTCCTGCACAGCATTCAAGGGCTGTCCTTTCCATGACTTCTGTCTGTCTTGGGCTAATCCACTACAACGATGTAGTGAACCACCACTTGGATATAGACAAGAGTTCTGGAATCCTGCTGAGGTTGAAACTACTAACAAGATTGACTTGGAGTGGCAAAGATGACTCAATCACTTAAACAAAAGTGGGTTTCTGAACGATTGTTTTCAACTAGGGGTTCTATTGCAGGAATGATTGTTAGACTAGAGCAAATTGCTAAAGCACCATCTACTCTTTGTCTTGAGGCTTATACTATATATCAAACTATAAAATTGCTTAAGACCATTGAAGTAGATGTAAGTATAAACAAAGAGGCTTCCTGGAATAGATTTAAGTTACTGAAAGGATAACTATGGCCTACGACTACACAAACGAACTAAAACGTGTTCGAGATTACTATGCAGGTGATCCTTTACAGAAACGCTTCAGTGCCCTTGTCACAGGTGGTATCGGTGCTGGTAAGACCTATCTCCTCCACACTGCTCGTCGTCCTGTTCACATAGATTCCTTCGATCCAGGTGGGACAAAGTGTCTCCGTGAACTCATTGCCAAGGGTGATATAGTTGCCGACACTGAGTGGGAATCTGAAGATCCTATGAACCCTGATAAGTTTGCTAAGTGGATGCGAGCTATCGACATTCGTCTCCAGTCAGGTTACTTTGATCACTTCGGAACCTACTGCCTTGATAGTGCAACTACTTGGGGTGATGCAGTGATGGGATATCAACTAAAAGGTGCTGGTCGTGCAGGTGAGGCACCAAAGTGGTCTCATGACTACGTTCCACAAAAGGTGTTCATGACTAACTATATTCGCAAGCTTATGTCCCTCCCTTGTGATTTCATCTTAACTGGCCACCTACGTGAAATTGAAGAGGTGCTCAGTGTGGATGTGAAAACTGGGGTTCAGCGTAAGAATGTAGAATATAGATTCTACACAACTGGTCAGGCTGTCTTGACCATTCCACTGCTTTTCGACGAAATCTATGTTCTCCTTGGTGAGATGAGTAGCTCTGGTGTTAAGCGCACTATGCTAATTGACTCACAGGGTAAATACATAGCTCGTTCGCGTCTCCGCGCCAACGGCAAACTCAACAGCGCCGAAGAGCCCAGTATTAAGGAACTATTGAAGAAAATAGGCCTTAACTGGGAAGATAAACCGAAGCTTGAACTAGATGCAAAAGCACCTAACCAATAACTACTTTCCAAAAAGGAGAGCATCAAATGTCTTTAGCAGATTATAGTAGCCTTGAGAAGGAAATCTCCAGTGCCAAGGATCCTCAGGTCCTTCCTCGTGGTACTGAAGCAAACGTTCGGATCATCGCAGTTCGTTCAGGGGTCTCAGATAAGAATGGCGCCACCTGGTACCAGCCAGTCTTCGACGTACCTTCTGATCCTATGGTTCAGGAGTTCAATGACTTCATCTGGAATCTTCTGGATGGAGACAAGATTGAACCTAAACAGAAAGCCCGTAACATGAACAGGTTCAAGAACTTCGCTGCTGCTATGGGATTGGATTACTCCAAGCCCTTCAGTTGGGAAGATGATGTAGTTGGACTCACTGGCTGGGTCATCGTGGGAGTCAAGAAGAGCGACGAATACGGTGATCAGAACACTGTGTCCAAGTACGTAGCTGGACATGGAGCAGGAAGGAAAGTACTGGAAGATAACTTCTAATCATTGATTCTGTGGGCTGGTCAGATAATCGACTGGCCCACAGTTAATCCAAATTTTGTACCCTCTGAGGTCTCATGTCTAACAATCGTCAACTTCCTCCAATCTCCAGAGATGCAATCATACGTAAGTGGCCATTATATGAATCAATAGTGAAAGATCGTCTATGTACTGGGGCTCGTCAGTACGGTGACTCATCTTTTAACAAATCACCTAATCAATTACTCGATGAGATCTCCCAAGAACTAATGGACGTAACTGGCTGGGCCTTCATTACCTGGTGTGTGATACAAGAGATGAAAGAAAAACTAATTAATGGAGATAGACATGAGTGTAGAGGACTATAAGCCTCGTTTCTTATTTGAAATTACTGAAGAACAAAAGATCCGTGCTGACAGAGTTCTATCCCAATACGGACTACGTAAAGCTATCTTCGGCCCCATTCTCGATGATGTCCTAGATCTGATCGAAAACTATGGTGGCATAGTCATCGGAGTAATGATGAGCGGAAGTATGAAACCGAAGGAAATAATCCCTACATTACATAGAGCAGAGGAGGCTGGGAAGAAATAATGGCAGACCTTGACGATCTTGGTTTTACCTCTATCAGCGACATGAGCAATGATGAAGGCCTAGAACGCCTCCGTCAAATCCGTCTCAGTCGTCGTACTCCAACCAAAGTTACTAAAACCACCACTATATCCAAGAAATCCACGCCAGCTATCTCATCAGATCAGGCAGCTGAGCTACTTAAAATCTTGACTGGAGAAAATTAAATGCAGATAGATGTTGGAAGAATTGGAATGGTACAGACTGAATCTATAATAATGGAAGATAGAATTAGAGAAGTTTTGGGAGATTTAGATAGCTTAGAGATGGACATGAAAGACTCTGGACTAATATCTCCTTTAGCAGTTAGAGATAATGGAGATGGTACATATAAACTACTGGCTGGTGGAAGACGATTTACTGTTCTTCAGCGAAATAAAGTACCAGAAATTCCAGTTCGTATATATAGTAGAGAACTATCAGAACTTGAAATGAAGATAGTTGAAAAATCAGAAAATTTTCATAGAAAAGATCTAGAATACTGGGAGATGGATAGACTTACAGCAGAAATTCATCAAATGAAACAAGAACTTATTGGTGTTAGGTCACCAGGTCCTGGACAAGAAGGTTGGCGTCTCAAGGACACGGCAGAACTTATCGGTGCTAAGTCCTCTATGACTGTGGTTGAGGCAATCAAACGTTCTCAAGCCCGTGAAGCCTTCCCTGAATTATTTGAAGGTTGTAAGACAGCATCTGATGCTTCTAAGGTACTTAAGAAAGTCGATGAAGCAATGGTCAAGCAAGTCATTGCTCAGAAACTTGAATCCCAGACTACCGATACATCACTTGCTCAACTTGCCAAAAGGTTCATTATCAAAGATTTCTTTGAAGGAGTTAAGGAAATCCCTGATGGAATCATGCACTTGGTGGAGATAGATCCTCCTTATGCCATTAATCTGCGGGATCAGAAAATGAAAGATGGTGAATCCAAGTATCAGTTGGAAAACTATAATGAGATGGATAAGGATTCATATCCAGACTTAATGATTAGAACATTCAAGGAGTGTTACCGAGTAATGTCCGAACACTCATGGCTAATCTGCTGGTTCGCTCCCCAACCGTGGTTTGAGAGTATGTATAACTGGATTAACTCTGCAGGATTTGAGACAACTAGAATGTGTGGTATCTGGTCAAAAGGAACTCCTGGACAGAACATGAATCCTTCCACTCGTCTCGCTAATTCATACGAGATGTTCTTCTATGCCTGGAAAGGTTCTCCTGCACTTAACAAGGCAGGGCATGGAAATGACTTTCATTTCTCACCAGTTCCGTCTAATCAAAAGGTTCATCCAACAGAGCGTCCAATCGAACTAATGAAGGAAATCTATGACACTTTTGCTTTTGCTGGCTCTCGAGTGTTCATTCCATTTCTCGGTTCAGGTAATGGACTACTCGCTGCAAATCAACTTGGAATGAGTGCAGTTGGATTTGAACTATCCAAGGCCTACAAGGACTCCTTCCTTGTCAAAGCTCACTTGCTTAGCCAGAAACCACAGTCAGTATAAAATTTGGATTCACTTAGTCCTACAATGATGTACATTTACTGAGGATTGAAAAAATTCATGAGACGAACTTTCGTACCTCCATCAGGTGACCCTGAGGCAACTTTTGCAATTTGCGGAGAGCAACCGGGAATGCAAGAAGTTCGTTCAATCCCTCCTAAACCTTTCGTTGGCCCAGCCGGTCAAGCATTAGATGAATGCTTAGTGATGACTAAGATTCTTCGTCGAGACCTTTACTTAACTAACGTAATCAAGGACCTTGATGCCCCACTCAAACACTACATTGACATAGATACTCACAACAAGTATGTCATCCACCCTGATGGCTACCAGTACATCCAAGAACTTGGTGAGGAGCTTAAGAGGTTAAAACTCAATGTCATTGTAGCACTTGGCAACATAGCCTTGTTAGCACTCACCAGTCGAATAGGTATCACCAAGTGGCGTGGTTCAGTCCTTGATTCAACCTTGGTACCAGGGCTCAAAGTAATCCCTACCTTCCACCCTGCTACCTTCATCCCTCCAAAGTTCAACTTTCTCAATCGTCCCCTCATTTGTGAGGACTTATTAAGGGCCAAAAATGAAAGTGATTTTGAAGAAGTCCGTAGAGCATCTCGCAGCATCACTATTCATCCGTCTTTTGACCAGTCAATCCATATCCTTAATCATTGTTACGAAGTCGGACTCAGAGGCCAAACTCTTGGTATCGACATTGAAGTCATTAATGGAGAAGTGGACTGCATTGCCTTCGGATGGAGTCCTTACGATTCGGCCTGTATCCCTTTTAGATCTAGCCAGGGGGACTACTTCAATCCGGATGAAGAGCTCGAGATCATGCGGCTCATCTCGAAAATCATCCAGGAAGAAAGGATAAGTAAAGTCGGTGCTAGTTTTATTTTTGATCTGCAGTTCTTACTTCATAAGTATGGCATACGTCCTAAGGGTCATATACACTGCACACAGATTGCCCAGAAGATTGCCTTCCCTGACTTTTCTGCTGGCCTTGATTTTGTCACAACTATGCATACTGATATTCCTTATTACAAAGCTGATGGGAAACAGTGGATGAAGATGGGTGCAGGGACTTGGGAGCAGTGGTGGAACTACAACGGCATGGATGGCTTGGTTCCAGTAGATGCACTACCTAAGCAATTAGAAACACTTCGTAAGCAAGGAAACCTCGATACCTATCATCGTCAGAAGAATCTCATTCCTCCTCTTATCTATATGAGTGAGAGAGGAATCAAGATCGACGTCCAAGGTATGATCACCTATCGTGATGAGCAGCAGGTTAAACTCGATGCACTCATTAAGCAGCTCAATGAAGAAGTTGGCCACGAGATCAATCACAACTCCCCTCAGCAGTTGATGAACTATTTCTATAAAGAGTGTAACCTTAAGCCTTACAAGAAAAAGAACACCCAAGGTACCTATGTCGACACCAGTGATGTCGATGCACTTAAACGTATCTTTCGTAGAGGTGGTCCTGGTAGCATAGTTGCTCGCATCATGCTTGATATTCGTTCACTTGAAAAACGTAAGTCAACCTATCTCAACGTAGGAAAGGTGGATAAAGATGGACGCTATAGGTCGAGCTATAAACCAGTTGGTGCCGAAACTGGACGGCTGTCGTCAGGTGAAACTATCTTTGGTACTGGAGGGAACCAGCAGAACTGGCCGCATGATCTTCTTCGTTTCTTCATCTTCGATGAAGGATATATCGGATACTCATTTGACTTATCTCAAATTGAGAACCGTATTGTTGCTTATGTTGGAGGAGTTATACCACAAATCCAAGCTTTTGAACAAGGTATTGACCTCCATAGAATGACTGGTTCAGTCATATTCGACAAACCCTATGATCAGATATCTGATAAAGATGGATCCTCAGACATTGGAGATGGTCGTCACTCTGAAAGGTACTGGGGAAAGAAGGGCAATCATGCTATCAACTACGACGTCGGATATAAGACGTTTGCACTTAAGAATGAGATGCCTGAAGGAGAAGCTAAGTACATTCTCGAGAAAATTCACAAGGGCTATCCCCAGATAAGAGGTGGCTACCACGTAATCATCCAAGAGATGCTTAAGCAGACAAGGACTATTACAAATCTCTTCGGTCGCTCCAGACTGTTCCTTGGCCCAGTGATCCCATCATTCCCTAACAATCCAAAGAGTGCATGTGAGGATACCTATCGTGAGGGGTACGCCCAGATGGCTCAGTCAACTTGTGCTGATAAGATTAATGAACAAGGTGTCGAGTTCATCTATTACAACCAAGATCTGTTTCGTCCAATAGAACTCCTCGCACAGATCCATGACTCCATTGTGTTTCAGATCCCACTGTGTATCCCCTGGGAATCCCATGCGCAGATGTTACTCTGGATTAAGCAATCACTTGAGACACCTTTGATCTGGCATGAGACTGAGATTAAAACTCCTGTGGATCTATCCATAGGGTTCAACATGTGCAAGGAACAGATGATTGAATTGAAGAGTAAGGCAATACCTAATGACATTAACCTACTTGCAGAACGTCTAAAGGAATCCTATGATAAACTCCTACTTGGCCCAGATACAGAACATCAGATCTCTGGTGAACAACTTCCTCAAATGTCTTAAGGAAGATCCTAATGTTATCCTAGCTGATCAGAAGAAAGTTCATAACGTAGAGAGCTATGTTAACTTCATCAACAATAGTCTTTACCTCCTTGAACTATATGTAGAGAAACTTCTCAACAAGATTGAGCCTCAAGACAATGGATAACTCTTCATGCCTTCTCATAGAAACCTACCAGACTGGATTGACGGCTTCATGGATCTCACTGATAACAGTGAACCTCCTATACTATTCCGTAAGTGGACTGCTATCAGTACCATTGCTGCTGCACTCCAACGAAAGGTTCGTGTAGAACTTGGCATCTCCCTAACAATTTACCCTAACTTCTACATCGTCTTAGTTGGCCCTTCAGCTACTGGAAAGGGCACTGCGATGAGGTATGCTTCGGATCTAATGAAAGAGATTCCAGCTATCAAACTCAGCGCCCAGGCCACTTCCCTTCAATCCCTGATCAGACGAATGAAAGAGACCAACCTCACTGACATTGACATAGCTACTGGTAAACAAGTTTATCATTCTTCTATGACAATCTTCAGTAATGAATTTACTGTATTCCTCGGCTATCATAATCGTGAACTGATCAGCGCTCTATGCGATTGGTATGACTGTCATGAGAGATGGATCTACGATACAATCAAAAGGGATAAGGAAGAGATCGTTGGTGTCTGGGTGAACATCCTAGCAGGTACAACTCCAGACAACATTCAGTCATCACTTCCGATGGAAGCCATAGGAGGTGGTCTCACTTCACGTATCATCTTTGTTAATGAAGAGAAACGTGATAAACTTGTAATCTTTCCGTCAGCAAGTGAGGAGGAAAAAAGATTACAAAAATGTCTAATTCATGATCTTGAACTCATCTCACTAATGGCAGGCAAGTTTCAGTTCACTCCAGATGCTATGGACTTCTATGCAGACTGGTGCTTTAATGCAGATAAGAATCCACCTTTTCATGATAAGAAGTTCGATGGATACTGTGGACGTAGGCGTAACCATCTCAACTCACTAGCAATGATATGTAGTGCAAGTAGAGGTAGTCACCTAGTAATTACTCGAGCAGACATTGAACGAGCTGCAATAATGATGGCTGAAGTAGAAGTTAGAATGGGAACTGTGTTCCGTGGTATGGGAAGGTCTGATGTTTCTTCACTCATCAGTGATGCTATTGTCTTCCTTCAGCATTCACCAGTACCAGATATTCCTTTGTTTCAATTTGCTAGACAGTTCGAAGGTGATGTGGATAAGTTCACTATGGATAGAGTGCTATTCACTTTGGAGAGCATGAACTACATAAAAATACTTAAGAAACCAGGAACAGAAAGTGTCATTCATATACTAGATAAAAGTTAATACAAAATTTGTAATAACTATTTATTTTCTATACCTGTAGATCCTATAAAAGTTATAGGTTCTGGATTTAATCTAACCAAGGTCTTTATCTTGGTAGTAGGCAATACTCCCAATTTCTTAGCCACTTGTTCAGCATATCTCTTTGGATAATTCTTGTCAGTACTAGGAGCATATGTCTTAAAGAAATCATACAGCGTATGCTCAGGTGAAAACTTCTCTGATCTTCCAGTAACTGCTGCATCTAATTGATTAACAAGTGCATTCCATCCACTTTGGTATGAATCAAAGATAGCAAACCTTCCTTTGTCTTTAGCAATGGTTCCAGGCTGGCCAGCATACTTTAGGTTCCCTGGATTATTATTCCTAGCACTCCTACTACCCTGAAACCATCCTTCATGAGTCTTAATTGCCTCAGCTAGGTCATATAAAGAGGGAGCCTTCATAGTCCCACTTAGATATCTGGCCAACAAGCTCTGCTCAGTAACTGGTTTATTTTGAGGCATTACTTTTTCACTCCAGTTTTTGTCACCCTATCATTTATAATCTTCTGGTGTGCAGCCATGAATTCCTTAGTCACATATCCACCTATCCTCATCACCTGGCCAAACTCAATATCTAGTTGTCTTTTTTCTGCAGGACTAGCTGCTTCGTAAGTTTGGTCAAACTCTCTTGCCTTCACCTCAGGATTATAATGCCACATTCTTAGCCACATAGATCGGTTAGGAAGATCTTTAGTTTTCTCAATGAACCTAAGTTTACTCTCCATGTCTTTGTAAGTGTCATAATCCTGATCCTTCATAAACTTATTCAACTGATCAAAAGTATTCACTCCATGCCAGGCATACTGAGTAGCCATCATATCAAACTGCCCATCTCTCACTACTCTCTTAAACTCATCATCATTTACTATTTCATTAGCAGTCTGCTGTCTATCATAGTTAGGTTGGGTTACACCTATGATCCTGTTAATTCCTGGAAAGTTAGCCAGTGTCTGTAACCAATGCTGCTGTCTCATTTCCTTGGGTAGGTCACTAAAGGCCTGTTCATAAGCATAACCAAACAACTGAACGAACTCATTATTAGATGGAATCACATTACTGATTGCACCTTGCAATCTCTTAGGACTCAGCCCTGTCACTCCACCTACATTCTTAGCTAGTTCAGAAACACTAGGATCATTAAGCTTACCTTCAATTGCACTCTGTGGCCAATCGAAAGTTTTACCTTGTCTCTCTGTGTACATCATCCTTTCTTTCCACCAACTATAATTAGTACTATAATCAACATAGGCTTGAATAGATGGTGGAAGGCTAACTCCAGTAGGACCTATCTGCTTAAGGTTCTTAACTAACTTACCATAATCAGGCTCATGCTGTAACATTCCTTTGTCATGTAGAAAAGTCCTAGTCACG